TGCTCCCATCCATGCGGCCAGCCGATATGCTGCCAGATGTTCTGCACCCACTGAGCCTGAGCGTAGGCGTCGTCACCGGCGCTGTGCTTCGTGAGAGGCGCCGGCTTGTGCGCTGAAGGAGCCAGCATCGCGAGTGTGCGCGTGTCACGTATCGAACGATAGTGCCAAGGCTCAGCGCCCAGCAGGTGCTTCAGCGTTGCGATGTCGAACTGCGGTCCGTGTGCCCAGACGCACTCGATTGCGCCGTCGTAGAGCAGCGTCCGGAGCCGGGTCCCGAGGTCAGCGACGGTGTAGACCTTGTCGGGGCTGAACACCCGCTCCCGAGCGATGTCGGGTTGCGTCATCCACCACTGCAAGGTCGAGGCGCTGATGGTGCGCCCCGCCTTCAGTTGCTCGTCGATGTCGAGGGCGAGCTCGACTGGAGGCTTGACCTCGTTCTCATCGAACAGGCACCAGCCGACCTGTGGAACAACGGCAGTGGTCGCCGTGTCCAGGGTCTCAATGTCAATCATCATGTGCTTCATCAGTAGGTCTCCGAGAAATACAGGAACACCGTGCCGGCGAGCACGAGTGCGGTGAGGATCGCCACGAAGATGATCGAGCGACGGATGCCCTGCCCGAACGGAACGCGGTCACGCTCGAACGGATAGGACGTTTCGATGGTCATTGGTGGATGGGTATTGCCCCAGCAATGGAACCAGACGTATCCGTTCCACAGGCAGGACAGACGCTCGCGCCACGTCATGCGCCACTTGCTGATGACCATGCCGCCTTCAGGATGACGCCAGACGTGCAGCGGATACACGTCCTCCTCATGCCCCTCGGGAGGGAGCAGCTTCATAGTGGCTTCGGGAAAGTCAGTTCCTCTCATGCCTTCGGTCCTTCCTTCTTCATCTGCACCATGTCATTGGCGAACACGTGGAGGCTGGTGCAGTGCATCGTGAACGTGCCCGGGTGAACGTCGAACCACGCCGCGTCGATTTCACGGCATCGGTTCAGGACCCAGATCAGGAGCCGGATCGTGAGGTAGATGTCGTCCTGCATGTGGCGGAAGAAGTCGCAGGAACGAAGCGGGTAGTAGACGTGCAGGCGTTGACCGCGAACCCAGAACTGGTACCCGAGGGAGCACGGCTTGCGTCCGCCGACGACTTCGCCCACGTCCTCCGGGTGGAAGATCGGGAACCACTCCTGACGAGACATCGGGTTGTGAGCAAGCGACTGGACAAGGTCGTTCAGGTCGCCATACTCGTTGCGGATGCCCCGGCGTACTCCCTGCTCACGCAGGTCATAGCCCACGTCCTCGCGGAATTGCTCGTGACTGCGCACGAACTCCTCCACCGTCTTCGTAGGTTCGGCGGCCTTGCCGGCGTACTTGGGCCAGTACCGTTCCATGTAGTTGTGGTTGAACATGCCCGTCTCGTCGAGGAACCGGGATGCGCTGTGACCCCAAGGCCAGTTCGCCCACTCGACGCCGGGATTGATCGGCTTGCCGCAGACCCGTTCATCGAAGTGGTCGTCCGCCCAAGGCAGGTTGGGCTGAACGTCATCACGCCAGTGCTGCAGGTCGCCGTTACCTTGCAGGTCATGGGTGAAGGTGTAGTTCATCAGCTCGTAGCTTGCCATCTCGGGTCGCTTGCTGATGTCAACTCCCTGCCACTTTTCGGTATGCACCTTGTGGCTTTGCGACAGGAACAGGTTCCATGTATGTGCGCGGATGCGCTGGAACGTGTCCCTGCCGCTAAGGTAGTTGAACGGCATAATCCGTTCATGCTCCATTGGGGTCCTCCTCGAACTCCGCCTTGCCGTTGAGCTCAGCGCGGATGCGCTCAGCGATTTCGCGGAACGCCGCACGACTGATGACGCCGGTCCATGCGTTCTGCTCGGCCTTCAGCAGCCGGCGCAGTTGCGTGTCACGGATCACCAGGTCGGTGAGCTCGTCGCCTTCTTCCCCGTCGGGATCGCCCTCCTCGATCTCCTCGGCCGGGATGTCCTGGGTCTCGTCATCCTCGGTGAACGGCTCCTTGTTCTCGGGAGCACCAGGCTGAGCCTTGTTCTGCGGTGCCTTGCGTCGTGCCATCATTCGTCTCCTTCTTCGTCCGGATCGACATAGTCGTCTTTCATTCCGGGATGGTTGTCGCCCACGTACTCAGTCAGTTCCTCGAGGATGTCGGGGTCCATGAGTTTGTGGAACATGGTGTGGACTCTCATGCCTTGGGCATATTTCTGGATACCACGATGGTACTCCTCGATGGTGTAGCGCGCAGTCCACTTGACGCACCACGTCCAGAAATAGGGATCAGCTCTCTCGATACGTTCCAGTACTCCCACAGGATCATCGAGGTTCGGCGCCAGCGTTGCGAAGTACATGGGATGCACGGTCACGTTGGCGAAGAAGAATGTCAGCTTGGTGAGAGGAGCCGCGCTGAAGTCGAATGGTGGCAGCAGCACGTCTCTGATGAATACCAGGTCCGCCGGGAACTTCTTGAACAACTCGGTCGTGCGGTAATACGCATGAGCCTCCGTCGTATGGTTCCCATGGTATGTCAGAGACATGGACTGGATGCACGGCGTCAGGACTGAGGCCCGCTTGCTTCCCTTGTTGGGATCGGACTTCGTGACGTGACCATGGCAGGTAAACGAGACGCTGCCATACTTGCGTTGCTTCAGTCGCTTTTGCCACAACGGGACGACAGCCAGCTGCGACTCCTCTACCAGATAGAGACGCTTGAGCATGGACATCTTGGACTTCGTGTAGCCCGCGTCTTCCATGACCAAGTCGTCTCGTATGTCGGTGAATGTCCGCTGGACGTTGCTGATGATCTTGCGAGCACCCGACGTCTCATGCGCTGGGGTCGCCATCATGTCCATGCAGAATTTTATCCACTCATCTTTCATCGGGAACTCCCAGCTGTCGGCGGATGTCCTCGACTTTGCCGACGAACTGAGCGGCAGCGGCGAACAGCTGCTTCTTCTGCTCCCACTGCGGGTCACGTTGCATCGCCATGAAGACCTGTGGATGTATGACAGCGCCAGCCCCTTCGAAGAAGTTGGTCTGGTCGACCAGGTGCTGCCAGTCGAATGTGCCGAGCAACTGACACGCGGACTGCACGGCACTCATGGCCATGTGCATGTCCTCGTCGTTCTCGATCTGCTTCTTGTTGACGTCCATAGTTCACCTCCTTGAGCATTGTACTCGATCAATCGACCGATCACAATGCCGATTGTCTCACGCTCGATCCGCGTGGGAATGGTGGATGTCGTTGCACTCGACCAGGTCGGTGTGCGATGGCTTCTCCCAGCCGGCGGGTTTCACCACGTCGAGCGATGATCCGCGTTTGCTGTCGCTGTCTAACTCAGCCCGGACCTTCTGCATGTTGGCGTCATGCACTCGGCGCCATGCTTCCGCGAAGACGGGCCCGAAGCCGTGAAGGTAGACGGTGCCGAACAGGACATAGGCCAGGTCGACCAGACCGTCGAGCGACTCCTCGAGATGGTAGGCGTAGTTGGCTTCGTCACGCGAGAACATCGGCCGCGTCGTTTCGTCATACGCCAGCTTCTGGTGCTTCAGCCATTCGTCCAGCTCCTCCTGAAGGAACTTGCGGCGGAACTCCTCGGTCTCCTTGTCGAGTGCGCCCATCGGATGCAACGCCGGCAAGTCGAACTTGGTGTGGAACTCCTCGATGTCGCGCAGCGGATCGAAGCCGGGTTCTTTCGGTGCCGGGCCCATGGGCTCGAAGCGACCATCGAAGAACTCTGCAGACGGTCGAGCGATCAGCTCGGTAGCAGGACCGTCGAGACGGTGATAGATCACGGCGTCTTCCCACGTCGCTTCGATCTTGCCGCAGAACGACACGACCTTGTAGACGTGGCCGGTCTTCTTGTGGCGATAAAGTTCACTTGGCATTGTAAGCCTCCTTACAGGTGTTGATGATTGCGGTGAGTTGGCTCTCGTTGTGATACTCGACCGAGTACCACTGATGAGCGGGAACATGACCTTGCGCCCACTCGTGGTATGCGTTGCGGATGTTGTCATCGAATTGCTCGATCATCGCCAGGTGTTCCGGCGTGTCAGCATGGCTATGGTCAGCGACATGCGCGCCGGCGCGTCCGTAGCAGTAGATGAGGAGGGGCTTCGTCGCATAGAACGCATCGACGAGCTCTTCCGGAAGCCCCTCGCCCCCCTCGCGAAAGCGGTCATAGATCAGTTGCGACACGCAGGGATGCCGGTCGAAGATACAGTTATCGAGACGCAGGAGCCGGCGCACACGTTCGACCATCTCGCCCGGGTATTTGGGAGGTCCTTCGCCCGGCGTGTATTTCAGGGGGACGTGTTGCAATATAAGGCGAGCGAGCGTTGATTTGCCGGAACCATCGGGCCCTTCTAATACGATGTTCATGCAGAAGCCTTTCCGAGTTGACTGTGACGTTTGACCAGTTTAATGTCAAGTCACGAAACTGTCAACCGGGGAAATCCTTCGATGAAAGATGGCTGCATCACAGACGAGGAAGCCCGCGCCAAACTACGGGAGCTTTGTGATGAAGCTGGAGGCGTGGGTGAACTCGCCCGTAAACTGGGGCTCACCATCAGTGCGGTGTCCCATCAACTGAATGGACATCGTCCGATACAAGGGCGAGTAGCAGAACACATGGGCCTCCGGATCGAAAGGGAGACCAAGGTTTACTATCGGGAGGCCGACCAGCAATGACAAGAGAAGCGGACATGAAACAAACACTCGGCCTATGGCGCAAGTCCCCAGGCGACTATTTCTGCATATCGACAAAGAGCCCCTCCGGAATGTGGCGTGACCATTTCTTTTCACGACGCGAGATTACTAAGGCTGCCGCGTTTGCCAAGTCGAAGGCGAAGACGCACAATGTCTATATGTCCACACATGGTTTTTCTGAGCCCAAACGACACAAGGATTTCTCGGTAGACCCCTACTGGCTGTATGCCGACCTCGACGAACGCGACCCCCGCACTCTCGACATCAAACCCACAATCGCCATCGAGTCTTCCCCCGGACGCTACGTTGGCTACTGGCTATGTGATGCTGCTGTCTCCGAAGAACTCAATCGTCGCCTCGCCTATTACATCGACGCCGACACGTCGGGATGGGATCGAACGCAAGTGCTGCGCGTTCCGGGAACTCGGAACTTCAAATACAAGGAGAAGCCGTGGGTCAAATTGCTGTGGCGTGATGGCCCGAGGTATCAGGTCAAGCGGCTGGAGAAGCTGATCCCACAGGTCGAAACCGAAGATGGCAAAACCGAGGGCGGTGACGCGACGGACATCTATGACGCCTACGAAAAGGACATGCCGCGCTGGGTTCGCAAGGAGCTGACCAATCCGAAGGTGCAACATGGCAAACGCTCGGAGGTCCTGTGGAAACTCATCAACGAGCTGCTTGAAGTCGGCATGACCAAGGACGAGGTGTTCACCATCCTGTGGGACAACGACTGGAACAAGCATGCTGAGCGTCGTGGTGGCGAACGTCAACTCGAGCGCGAGATCGACAAAGCTAGGGGGCGCCATGTAGGCGGTTCGAAAAAGCTACGTAAGACGAAGAAGGAGCCCTACAACGTCAAGTCGGACCGGGCAGACGGTGATCCTACGAAGCAGCGGTTTCATATCGTCACCATGGACCAGGTTGTCGAGGAGGACGTTGACTGGATCATCGAGCAGATGATGGCTCGTGGCCAGACGACGATCTGGGAGGGCGATCCGGGTGTTGGCAAGTCTTACTTCCTCATGTGGCTGTGCATTCATTTCTGCGACGGGAAGCTACTGCCCTGGGAGGACAAGTCGACTAAGCGCCGACCGATGAAGGTGCTCTACGCGGACATGGAGAACTCAGCTGCGTCGGTGACCAAGGTTCGACTGACTGACAACGGACTGGTCAACGGGCAGAACTACTACCAATGCACCGAGCCCTTCAGCGTTGATGATCCCGAGTCCATTGAGGCGTTCGAGGAGCAGGTGCTCAAGGTGTTCCGTCCTGACGTGGTCGTGATTGACCCAGTCAACCTGTATATCGGCGGCGCTGACACGTACCGGGCGAGTGAAACGCAGCAGGCGCTGCAGGTGCTCAAGGAGCTCAGCGAACGCTACCAGTTCTCGCTCAATATCGTCCGTCACCTCAACAAGTCAGCTGCCGGCAAGGCACTCTATGCGGGCAATGGTTCGATTGCGTTTGCGGGTGTCGCTCGTATCATCGCAACCATCGGGTGGCATCCTGAGGAGGCTGACATTCGCGTGGTCGCTTGCACCAAAAACAACCTGTCCCCGTTCTTCGGGTCATTGGGCTACACGATTGAGCCTCTGCCTGAGACGCTCGGCAAGAAGCACCGCTCGCAGCTGGTGTATGAAGGCCGCGTCGATTACGGCAGTGACGACATCGTGGGCACGTCGAACCAGAAGGACGAGTCGACCAAGAACATCGCGGCCGACCTCATTCGGTCGATGCTCGGGGAGGAAGGCGAGGTCAATTACCACTCGCTATTGAAGGCTGCCGACACTCGCTCGATCAGCGAGACGTCGATCCGTAAGGCAGCTGCCGAGTTGGGATTGAAGAAGGTGTCACGAGGTCGAGGCGTGAAGCGTCAAACATTCCTCGTTGACAAGGCGTCCTGAGGACGCGCTCAGCACGTCGCTCAGGTAGGTCATATCATCGAAACGCGAGAAGGACAGTCACGCGCTCGCTGTGCGTCGCTGTGCTGCCTCGTCAAGGCGTGTCGCAATGCGCTCGCGATTGATGCGCAGCGCTTCGTGTGTAGGCGTGTAGTCGTTCCACAGATCGCGAGGCGCGTCGATGAAAGGCTGCCGAGGACGATGCTGCACGTTCATGCCGCGGCGCCTGCATTCCCGGTACAGGTCCTCCCACCGGGTTGTCAACCACTTCAGCTTGTCATAGAAGAACTTCACGTGGCCTTTGCCTAGGCGATACGTTTCGGGAACACCGCCGGGCAGGCCGCGGGCATACCAGCCACGAGCGAGGCGATAGACGCGGGGAAGTTCGCGGTACTCGGCGAGCAGGTGCTTGTCAGTCAGCTCGGTTACGGGGACGACGTTGATGCGGGTCATTTCCAAAGCCTTTCGCCGAAGGGCAACTCATCAGGGGACGTGGGTTGCTGGTTGATGAAGACAGCCGTCGGCATGTTCATGCGGTTGTACCAGTCACGAACCTCGCGGCTTTCGCGAGCGCTTTTTACGGGATCGACGTTTCGGCGCTGGGCTTTCTGGTTCGGCTTCGGGATCGTATAGAAGTGGTAGTACCGGACTGTCATGGCAGGCCTCCTTGGTTGTGCGTATGTCCCAAACGATGCGGGCATCGTTGGATCGTTTGATTATGTCAGACGCCTCGATCAAGGTAAACACCGTAGCGTCTTCCGGACTCTTGCAAAGTCCGCCGTCTTTACGATAGCGGACCTTGCCGTCGGGCCATGTGTATCGGATGCGATACTTCAGCATACCATGTGCTCGTCACAGTCGCCACAGATGAGCGACAGCCCAGGCTTGCCGTAAGCATTGGTGTCGCACATGGGACAGGAGTACTTGGTTCGTTTGCTGCCCTTCTTGACGCGCTCGATGGGTGCACCGCGCCAAGCGATCACGCCCTTGAACTTCTTCTCGGCCTGGTCGAAGTCGCCGCCTTCGATGATGTAGTGCGACACGCGGCGACCGGTGCGCTTGCCTCCCGGTGCGCCTGTGGAGGACGGCATGAGCCCGATGCTTTCCATCTTGTCGGCCCATTCCTTGTCGTGCGCGGTCTTCTTGTTATCGACGCCGAAGTGATGCTGCCACAGGTGCACCATTTCGTGGACGAGCGTCGAGTAGATGTCGCGGTCGCTGCGTCCGGCGAACGTGAACGGGTTGAGCGAGATTTCGTCCGTCGACTGGTCCTTCAACTTGGTGTGAGCGAAGGGGTGGTTGCGGTAGTACCCGTAGGCCTTCTTCAGTTCAGCGCTCAGGGTGATGAGGCAGTTCGGCAACTGACCGTCGAAGATGGTCTCGTTGAAGTGGTCATACGCCTGTTGCAAGACAGGGTATGTCTCCGTGGTCGGTTGCGCTTTTTTCGTGGGGCGTTTCGCCATGGGATTTACTCCTTGAAAAGTGGGGTGCGTTCGGTGTCCGTGCGAGTGAACCCGCAGACGGACCGTTTGTGTTCGTTTGTCGTCACAGGCAGGTCGGGGTTGACCACCTGAAAGACATACGACTTGCGCTCGCACCCGAGGCAGTCCTTGCGGACGATTGTCAGGATGTCGAGGCGGACCAGGCGATGCAACGTGCCGGACACTGCGGCATGTGTTGCACCATCCTGCTCAAGCAACTCGAACAGTTGCCGGGCCGTGAACTCCTCACCGCGTTTGAGGTCGGTGACGAACTCACAAACAAGCGACGAGGTGGACCGGGTCATTTCGTCGCTCCTTCGATGAACTGGGAGAAGGGGTACTGCTTGCCTTCGTGGATGGCGAGCACTGTCATCGTCATGACCACGTAGGCGGTACGGTCATGCGGAACCTGGTGGAGCATCGCGGTGGCGGTTGCCTTGTTGCCGTTGATCCAGCAGTTGTAGATGGCGCCGGCCTGGTCACGCAGCACGTCGGCCAGTGTTGTGTTCAGTTTGGGAAGAGGTGCGTTCATTGGTAGTCTCCTTTCAGATAGCAGCGGGGCGGTTGATGATGGTTTGCTTCACGCCTTCGCGTTCACCGTGCTGCTTGACAGTGGCACGAAGGGAGACTTTGTCGCCGGGCTTCAGGTCCCGGTCGAGATAGGGGTTCGGACCGGAGCGCAGGCGCTTCGACCCCTTGTAGACGACCACGTTGCCATCATCATCCTTCATCACGTGGACCCACTTCATACCGTAGTAGGTATCAAAGCCACGGATGAACTGGAGGGTCAAATCGTGGAGGTCGATACGACGACCAACGGTGCCGACGTGCTCAGACACCGAGGCTTCGTAGGCGCGGGTCTGTGCGATCAGGAGCGGCCAAACAGCGCGGCACTGGGCGCGAGTGCCTTCCCAGCGATGCACGTTGCCATCGAGGTCGGTGGCCTGGGGGTAGTTGCGAGCGGGGCTGCGCATCGCCGCTTCGAACGGGTCCTCGAGTTCCTCGGTCGGGAGGTACTCGCCCCCGCGAAACTCACGGTCGGTGATCGGGCAGATATAGCCGTCGTAGGGAGCGTGGAAACGACCGTTGCGGTCTTCGGTCGCGTCGGGATAGACGTCGAGGATCACCTCACGGATCGGGCGAGGTGTCGCGGCCTCGTAGGCGGCGTTGATCGAGTCAAGGTCGGTAACGATGAGCATGGCGTGTTCCTTTGTTGTCACGTTGTAGGAACACTGTATCCGGAAGCAAGTCTCGCGTCAATAGGAAACCTGCTTCCGGAAGGATGCTCAAACTCTGTTGTCGAGCGTGGTGTAGTTCTGCTTGAACTGCTGCATCTCGGCAGCCGTGCGGAAACGCCATTCGCGCTCCTTCATCAGGGGTGCGCAAACGAAGTCGAGGCGAGTGAGGCGATTGACCTCCTCGGGCCTGGGCCACTTCACTTTCGTCCGACACGAGTAGGGGTACTCGATCGACTTCTCCTTGAGGAACTTGATGTTGGCACGGTATGTCTCGACACTCATCATGGGACTCTCCATAAAAAAGGAGGCCGATTGCTCGGCCCCCGTTTCAGTTCAGCAGCAGGTATGCGGTATAGCCAGTGAGGCAGGAACTCAACAGGTAGCCGATGCGCGGTTCCCGCTGCTTTTGGCGGATGCCCTGGGCGGCAAGGTATACTGTCCATGCCACCCAGAAGATGCCGACGATGGTCTCAGCCATCAATCCCGCCCCGCGAGAACACCCAGCCATCTTCGTCCTGGTGCGTGGCGAAGAACGAGTGGTCGATGTTGTCGGTCAGGTTGGCCTCGCGCAACACCTGCAGAAGCGCGCCGTTGACCGAGACGATGTTGATGCCGTCGCCGTGGATCGCCGGGCGGAACTCGTCGTCATCCACCTCGGCATATTCGTGGTCGAAGTCGACATCCGAGTAGAGCCCCTGCAGGACGACGAACGCCTTGGCCCAGAGCACGATGGGATTGACGCCGAGGATGGGATGGCTGAGCGGCTGGCGCAGGATCGTGTCGAGCGTCCGCGGCTCGGGGTTCAGCAGCGCCTGGAGCAGGTCGCTGATGGTGCCGGACGAGCGGGCCGGCGTGATGTAGAACCCGGCGACTTCGCCGACCTTGTCCGCGTGTTCCGGCGCGACCATCTTGGCGAGCAGCGTGGCGAGGCGCATGATGCAGGCTTCGTCGCCGCGGAGGTTGCGGGCGAACTCGTCGCTCACACGCGAGCGCTGACCGGGCTTCGGGTTGCTGTGGTAGTGCGCGAACACCAGCTGCGACAGCTCGACCTCGGTCGGGGTGAGGTCATCACGACCGGTCATGCCTTTGGGTTCGGCGTTCATGGGTATCTCCTGGTAGTTGGGAGGGCGGGTGAAACGCCCAGTGACTGACGAGGTGTCGCGGCGTGTCACTTGGCCACGCCTTTGACGGTGATCTCGAGGAACGGCGGCCAGTCCTTGCTCGAGTCGAACACGTCCTTCCGGACGTAGAGCGTCGGGATCGGCGAGGTGTTCTTCTCGTCATCCGGCGACTGGTACTGGAGCATGTTCTTCGTCTCCTTCTTGAACGGGAGCTTGACAGTGGTGGTTGCGTTTGCCATCGGATATCTCCTTCGTTTGAGGCAGGATCACTATATGCTGGAGGAAGTTGTGTTGTCAATCGCCGTTAGTCTTCCTCCTTCACGAAGCAGCCCGGCCGAGTTTCATACCATCCTTGGGTCTCGGCATAGGCGGTAAGCATCATCTTGGTTCTATGGGGGTTCTTATACCGCAGCCTTCGATAGTCGACTTCACCCAGTCTTTCCATATGGGCATTGGCTTGCTTGGCAAGAGCCTTGGAAAAGCGATAGTAAGCGGTCTTGCTTCGCGGGTTCCACCACTGTGACTCATTGTCACGGGCCTCCAGAAACCTTAAGGTGTCGAAAGGGTCAATGTCGTCCATCACGGCGGTCAGAAGCCCTTTGTGCTTGTGGGGTATGCGGTACTCCAGGCACCACCTACGAGATGTGGCTTCACTCAATCCTGTCTCGTCAGCGAATTGACGATGAGACCATCCCTCGATGTAATAAAGATACATCGGTATGGTGATATGCTGTGGCTGTGACTCGAACACGAACTTCCACAGTTCGTTTCGGTTGGTCTTATGTTTCGGGTTGTCGATGGCGTTGAAATAGGCCGAAAGTGCCTGGACGCGAAGGTCCATTCGGCCGTCTATCTTCTCACCCATCTCACGAAGGATCTCTTCGGGCGTTTTGATGTCGGATATTAGCATGGTTTGGCACTCCTTTTTGTCGATCAATTTGCAAATATACTATACGGTCGTGCATGTCAACTAATGAGCACATATCAATTTTCTGTTTTTGTTATATATCAAGGATTTAGGGGGTGTTTTCAAATGCACCCAAATATAAACATTTATACGGACTTTTAGGTGCGTCACGTTATACCTATAAACGCTGCGTTGTATATACGGCGACGCAATTTGGGTATAAAAAGGGCCTTTATGGAATGCAAATGAAAAAGTTTAATAGGTTATTGATTTGTATATATAAAGACAATATGAAATATTCTCAACGTATGATTAAGCGTAGCCGTATAGTATATTTGCAAATTAGTATGCGTCATTTTATACGGGATACAGGTATAACGTGACGCATACAAAAATGACTCCCCCGAATTAACGGAGGAGCCAGGAGATTATGGGTGCGAGGTGGAGGCCCCAGATAGCGATGCTGAGGGGCCAGACGATGCCGTATTCGATCAGCCTTTCGCGAAGAGGTCGCGGATGGTCTTGATAGTCGGGTCGTTCTTCGCGTAGGTCCAGCCCCCTTCCGGTTTCTTCATACCCGCTTTGCGCAGGATTTGCCGGGCCTTGTTCGCTGGGATATTGGCTTCGGCTGCCAGCTGGGCGACTGTGATCGAGTTGGGGTCGCTCGGAGCTTTCGTCGTCTTGTGCCGGTTCGGCGCCGGTGATCGTTTCGCGGGCTTTGGCGTAGTCGTCTGCTGTTCTTCGGGCTCGGAAGTACTCGTATGGTACGAGGACATCTTCTGCCAGTCCCAGAAGTTTGAGACTCTTGCCAGTTGTGCGCTGTCCGGGTATGGTGGGGTCCATTCCTGTTCCTCCTTCGTGGGTTCGTATTCGATCAGGTCTTGGATGGCGTCTTCCTTGACCTCGAGCGTTCGTTGGGTCTCGGGATCAGTGAACACCAGGCGGACGGGTGATTTCCAGTTCTGAGTGCACCCGCGCTCTGTGCAGGCGGTGATGATAGTCGTGAGCCAGTGGTGGGCTGCGTAGGCGGTGCGAAAAGCGTGGGTGAAGAAACGCTCCTCGTTGCCGTCTGAGTCGCGGACGGTGAAAAACGGGTGATAGCGCGGAGGACGTGTCGGGCTGGAGACCATCTCCTGCTCGATGCCGCTATTTGTCTTTTTGGCCATTGGCTTTCTCCTTCATCTGTGCGGCCAGTTTGCGCACTTCTTTGAGTTGCGGGTCGTCAGGCTTCCACTTCCAGCGTTGGTTCCGTTTGTGGCTGAGATGCTTTCTCAGCGCCTGCCGTAGCGGGTATGCGTCGAGGTCGTACTCGCGGCATATGTGCTTGAGGGTGATAAACTCCATGCTGTTGGTCCTATGTTGTCAACGATTTGAAGTCTATCACGTTAATCTGCCATTGTAAACTATGGATTGAAAAAATCTTGATTGGCGTTGACAATGGTGTTCTTGTCTTGTATCGTGTATGTGTTGAAACGAACTGATGGAGGTTGCAATGGCAACTGTGAAGGAACAAATCAAGTCGCACTTCCCGCAAGTCGCGGATGCGTCGCCGGAGCTCCCGGATGACGTGGTCGAGTACTTGATCGAACATGCGGTCGAGCTCGATGAGTCTGCGGGTGCTGGCTGGCATCATCTCGGGCAGGTCGTCAATGGCGTTGTGCCGCTGGCGATGTTGCGTGAGGCTGTCGAGACCTGTATGTGCCGTGAGGCCGGTCATATGCTCGACGCGATGCGCGGCGTTGTCGTGGCTAAGGCTCTCGACGGGTTGAACGAGGACGACATCACTCACTACTTCAAAATCCGGGCCGCATATGTCGGTCTCTCTGACGCGGGGATGCTGTGATGACGCTTTCGGACATCGAACAAATGGAGCAGGACGAGATGGTCATGGCGGTGCGTGATACGATGGCATGCTGCCCGGGCCTCGATTGGACGATGGCAGCGCAGAGCGTAGCGATGTCATCTGGGCGTGATGAACGCGCCGTCATGGACATGGTACGCGAGGAGTTCGAAGGATGAGAGACAATATGCCGAGCAGCAAACCCGTTGGGATGACACGGGCTCAGCGGTCTGCGATGGAGCGTAAATACGAGCAGGGTCAGTATGAGCGAATGACCTGGCAGGAGTTTCTCGAGAGTGCGGAAAGGACTTTCGGGATGGACGGAGCAATCGTTGTGCCTTGGTGCGGGATGATGCTCGTTATCGAAACCGATGGCTACTGCCACACTTAAGGAGGAACTATAATGCAGTGGATCATCATCACCAAGCCGATTGGGGCGGATCAGGAATTTACCGGTCCGTTCGAGACGTATGACGAGGCCATGCAATACTTTGCGCTTGTGATGGGGCCGGCGTCATCGTATGAGCACAAGTATATCGTGGAGCTTTTTAGCGTTTCGGAACGGGCCGGGATTTCTGGGGATGTTGGGGTCAGGGAACGAGCAGACCTCGAGCGTGTGCCGGCTCAGTGGCGTGAGGCTTTGCTTGCGGAGCTGATGGAAGAAGCCGCCGATATGTCGTCCAAGGAGTTGGCGTTCCTGCTGCTCGAAGGGATGGACCAGGACGAACTGGATGAACGGGTGGAAGAGCTGAAGCGTGACTTCCCGGACTCGGCAGTCGTGCATCACTGATTTTGGAGGATTTTCTATGGCTAGGTTTGACCAGGAAGTTGTGGCCAGGTGGTCGGAGATGGCTGACAAGCATCTGCTGTCGGTGGCTAGGGTAAATCGACTGGCAGTTGTCGAAGGGTCCATGGCGTGGCGGGTGGCACACAGGTGTGGTATCACAGAGGAGGCCTACTCTGATCGGACGGTAACCGACGCTCACATAGTCACGGCATTGCGAAAGGTGTTCCCGAATGCGGTGTTCAAGGACCGGTATTGATCCTCTGTGGATATCGGACTGCGCAGACAGGGCCATAGTCTGTATAGACGGGGCCACACCTCCGCCTGCAAATAAGCCCCGGGGCATAGGGCCATACGTATGCGCGGCCGCGTTGCCCTAGGGCCGTAGCTGCGGCCATCGAGCCGCACTCTACATAGCCAGGGCCGCAGCGGCGAAAGCCCAGCCCACCAGGACCAGGCCGCCGCCAGGACCAGGCCGAACGGAGAAATAAAATAAATCTTGCTTGGGACTATTGACATCGCCTCGCATCGGGCCTATATTCAATTCATCGAACGACGCAATCCCGCCTCGCTCGAAACCGTGATAAAAGGAAAACACGATATGACCACCGAAACCAACACCCCCGCCACCGAAACGCCCGTCACGAAAGGCCCCGAGGCCGCCGCCAAGGGCGCATATAAATCACGCCGCATCGCATCGCGCAGCACCGGCAAACGTGTCGCCAAGGACGGCACCATGAGCGAAGCGAAGCCCGCCGCGACGAAGGCGACGAAGCAGCGCACCGCTGCGCCGAAGGTGAAGGCCGGCAACACGTTCACCACCGTTGACCTCGCGGCACAGCACGGCATCAACGCCAAGACGCTGCGCGCTCGCATCCGTCGCAACATCGACCGCTGGTCGCCGCTGTTCAAGGACGGCGAGAAGCACGTCTTCGCCGACAACGCCACGACGCGCAAGGCCGTCGCCGCGCTGCTCGCCGACTGACACAACGCAACTGCGCAGGCGGCACCGCTCTAAACAGGCGGTGTCGTCGCGTCGCTATGCAGGCGGTGCGGCATTGCGCATCATATCGCGTGTAAACGGGGACGGGTTGACGCGCAATCGCACATGACATTGCGTTAAATGTCAATCGAAAAATATCGTCAATCAAGGCAAGATTGATGTTGACAACGCGACAGGCGATGACATATATTGATTACATCGAAACAACGTGACAACACCAGGAACACGACAATGCAAAATCATCGTTATCATAATCACGATCATCAAATCGTCATCGTCATCGAAGCAGGCAGCGTTGATGATAACGACGATCACATGCGCGTCATTCGTCGCGCGTTGATCGCGTTGCGCGTGTCGTTCGATGCGTTGACGATGCGAGGCAACGATTGCATCGTCATTCAACGATGCGCGACGATCACGTTGACACATTCGCGCATGTGACGTGACACACAACCTGTAACAATTCGTGAATTGACAAACCGCTGTCGATTGATGGCGGTTTTTTCCTGGCCGCGATCCCAGGCGGCGGACCGGTACCGTTCTGTAGCCCCAAGGTTTTGGTCCCCTAGCTTCTCTTGTTTGAGAGAGTATCGGTCCTGACAAACTCTCACCCCCATGATACACTCGCGCAAACTCACGGAGGATCACACATGCGAGCCTGGGGCACCGGACATGCCGGCCTGACTGAACTAGTCCGTCACTCACGGATCAAAATCGCCGTAGCCGCTTGGGCCTACGAGCACTCCTTCCCGCCGATCATGTCCGACCAGGACTATGACGCCTTAGCCCAGCTGGTCCACCAGGAGCGCAACATCGCTACAGGCAATCATCGCCTCGACCGGTTCTTCCAGCGGCACTTCGACCCCCATACCGGCCTATGGGTGCATAAGCATCCAGACAAAGCAGGACTGGAAAACATATACGCGCGCTATTACCAGCAGCCCAAACGCCGCCGGCGGAAACGCCGTTGACAAACCGCACAAAACTCGGCACAATAGGTCCTAAACATCAAAGGACCTACGCCCATGCCAAGGAAAGAACGGCGGAAGCCCCTCATAAACGACCCACGGGCCCCGAAAAAGGCCACCGTGAAGCTCCCCAGCGGAAAAAAGCTGACACTGAAGGTCAAGCAGGCCTATGATAAGGGCCGCTTCGACACCGAGATGCGCGAGCAATATCTGGCGCTGATCCGTGAAGGCGTCACGAACAAAGACGCTGCTGCAGCCTGTGGATGCGGGACGAAGTATTTCCAACGCCGCCGCAAAGAAGACCCCGAGTTCGAAGCCGACTATCAGCAGGCTCGAGCGGACGGCGATGACGTGATCCGCGCCGAAATCCACAGGCGAGGGGTCGATGGCGTGAAACGGGCGATCTACCACGACGGCAAAGTCGTCGGCCACAAGCAGGAGTACAGCGACCAGCTGCTGATGTTCCTCGCCAAGTCCCGGATGCCGACTGAGTTCGGCGACAAGCAGACCATCGACCACGTCCACAAGTTCGAAGGCGCGGCTGAGACGCTCATCGACAAGATGGCGACTATGCTCGGCGTCAAGCCACCGGCGCTACCGCCACGCAACCCCGACACAATCATAGATGCCGATTATGAAGAGGTGGAAAGATGAGCCTCGCCAACTTCAGTCTCCACGACCTCAAGCAGCAGGTCGATCCTCAGAAGCTCATCGAGCTGTTCGCGGCCCTGACCGACGAAGAAGCGATCCTGCTGCAGTACCAGTGGTCGTTCTGGGCGCGGCCTCAGCAGCTGCCGCCGACACTATCCCCAGAAACCTCATGGCTGACGTGGCTGATCCTGGCGGGACGCGGCTTCGGCAAGACACGATCCGGTGCTGAGTGGGTCCGTGACCTGGTCGAGCATCACAAGTACCGCCGCATCGCCCTGGTCGCGGAAGACGCGGGTGACGCTCGAGACGTTATGGTCGAAGGTGAGTCAGGCATCATGTCCGTCTGTCCGCCGTGGAACCGGCCAACCTACGAGCCGTCGAAGAAGCGATTGACGTGGCCGAATGGGGCCAGGGCCACCATCTACTCGGCCGATGACCCCGAAGCACTGAGAGGACCCCAACATGACGCAGCGTGGCTGGACGAACTTTGCAAATGGAGGTATCAGCAAGAAGCTTGGGACCAGCTGCAGTTTGGTCTCCGTCTTGGAAAGAGGCCGGTTCAGTGCATTACAACCACTCCCAAGCCCACTAAGTTGCTCAAGGAGATCGTCAAGCGCAAGAGTACTCTCATCACCAAAGGCCACACCTACGATAACCTTGACAATCTCGCTGCCAGCTTCCGCGAAGCCATTGTGAGCCGCTATGAGGGCACGAGGCTTGGTCGTCAGGAGCTCGACGCGGAAATTCTGGACGATAACCCGAACGCTCTGTTCCACATGCCGCTGATCGAAGCTGCTCGCAAGAAGAAGTCCGAGGTGCCCGAAGACCTGCACATGACTGTGGTAGCAGTCGATCCGCCGGCGACAGGCAACGCCAACTCGGACGAATGCGGCATCATCACCGCCAGCCGCGACATCCCGAACACCAACCACGCTCATTTCTACATCCATAACGACTCGACTGTCCAAGGCCGTAGTCCGGAAGGCTGGGCAGCGCAAGCTGTCAGCGCCTACTACAAGCATCAGGCCAACGCAATCGTGGCTGAGGTGAACAACGGCGGCGACATGGTCGAGAGCGTGATCCGAAGCGTCGATCCCACAGTCAAGGTCATCAAGGTCCGTGCGTCGAAAGGCAAGTGGATCCGTGCTGAGCCTATCGCCGGCCTGTATGAGCAAGGTCGGGTGCATCACGTCGGCAGCTTCCCGACGCTCGAAGACCAGATGTGCGACTTCGATCCGTCAGGCACTGTCGAGGGCAAATCACCCGACAGGATGGACGCTCTTGTCTGGGCATTGGCCGAGCTGTCTAACCGCAAGCAATCCGAGCCGCGCATTCGTCAGCTGTAATATACGTTACGCGCGTAATGTAAGCCACAAAAAGATTGACGGCCCCCTCGGTGGCGTGGTATGTTGGCAACAATCAGCTGATTAACCCGCACCGGAGGCATAAACCAATGCAAGAGAGGATGACGAAGGCCTCCAAAACAGGCCGAGCGATCTACATGCAGACCATGGGACGGCCGTCGTGGACGCCTCGTGACTACGCCAAACTGTCTCGAGAGTCGTACCAGATGAACGCGGTCTCCTACCGCTGCGTCCGTTTGATCGCCGAGGCCGCTGCTCAGATGCCGTTTCTTGTCCGTGAAGACGGCAAAGAGCTCGAGACGCACCCCTTCCTCGACCTGATGAGGCGTCCCAACCCGTTCGAGTCGCGCCAGGAGCTGCTGACGCGGCTTTATTCGTTCCTGCTTCTCGCCGGTAACGCCTATCTCGAGCCGAACATCCTCGACAAGGCCATCCGTGAGCTGTTCGTTCTGCGGCCGGACCGGATGACCATCACCGCGGGTCCCAAGGGATACCCGGTCAAGTACACCTACACCGCTGGCGCAACCAAGGTGGAATATCCCGTCACGGGCGGGCCCAATGCGCAGCTTCCGATACTCCATATCAAGGAGTTCCACCCGACGGACGATCACTACGGCCTCTCGCCTGTTGAGCCGGCGGCCTACAGCATCGACGTCCACAACCAGTCCAACGTCTTCAGTAAAGCGCTTCTCGACAATATGGCTCGACCTTCGGGGGCTCTCGTATACTCTGGCGGGGAGTCGGGAACCGAGGCGCTCAGCGATGAACAGTTCACGCGGCTGAAGACGGAGCTGGAGGAAAAGTACCAGGGGGCGAAGAATGCGGGCAGGCCCCTGCTACTCGATGGGGGCTTGGACTGGAAGGAGATGTCCCTCGCACCGAAAGACATGGAATACACCGAAGCTAAAAACCAATCGGCTCGTGACATCGCTCTGTCTTTCGGTGTTCCTCCGCAACTCCTCGGCATCCCCGGCGACAACACCTACACCAACTACAGCCAGGCCGTGCGAGCGTTGTACCGTCAAACGGTCATCCCGCTCGTGACCCATGTCTGCGGCGACCTGACCGCGTTCTTCCAACCCACCTACGGCGACAAGTTCGAAGTCATCACCGACCTCGATAGCCTCGAGGCACTCGCCGATGAGCGTGAAGCCCTGTGGAAACGGGTCAATGAGTCGAAGGTGCTCACAGTCGACGAGAAGCGTGAAGCCATCGGCTATGACAAGTACACAGACAAGAAGGTTGGTGCTGCTATCTTCGGTCCGATGAACGAGATGCCGCTCAACGCCGACAAACCTGAGCCCGATCCCAACGACGGCAAAGAACCCGCGTCTGATGACCCGTTCGAGGACGATGACGACAACGCAGGAAACGAGGACGCCTGATGCTTCGCGACCAGCACGTCATATCGAGCCAGCTGCTCATTCGACACGAACAACGCATGTTCACCAGCGTTTATTCGCTGAACACGCTGCTGGCTCGTCATATCGACGCTCGCTGGGCTCCTCAGCCTCAAGTCATGATTGCTGTCGCGCTCGACACGTGGCGCAGTGATCTTGAGGACCTGATTTACAGGTTCCATGAAACCATCATGAGAGACGGCATGATGCACGTCATCAGATTGATGGGTCACAAGAACGAACAGCTCGAGTTCCTCCTGAACTTCATCCGCCCCGAGCTGCGCCGTTATTCTCAACAACGGGCGGAGTTGATTGAGCAGTTCTTGCGTGATCGGATCAACGCCGAGCTTGCATCGGGCGAAACACCCATGCAAGTACGACAGAACATCGTCCGTATTCTATCCACAAGGAACTACGCCTTACGGATCGCACGGACTGAAGCCCACACCGCTCTGGAGCGGGGCGCGTGGGAAGCCGCAAACTCACTCGGAGTAAGGGTGACCAAGGAATGGGTCTCTCGCGAAGACTCCTTGGTTAGGTTCGCCCATGCCGCGGCTCATGGGCAAGTCCGGGAGGTTGATGAGAACTTCGTCGTGGGCGGGGAACTCATGATGTATCCCGGTGATCCGAAGGCGTCAGCGCGAAACAACGCCAACTGTCGCTGCACTGTAAACTACAGACTGAGATAGGGGGCCCCATGCCGCTCACACCAGAAGAGGAGACCAGACTACGGGAGGTGGTTCGCGAAGCCACTCACCAAGCCGTCAGTGAGACGTTCGAGATACTGGGCATCAACCCGCGGGACTTCGAGCATGCCAAGGAGTTCAGGCAGAACCAGCAATGGGTCAGCAAGTACCGCAGGACATCGGAGAAGATCGGGTCGACCATCATCGTCGGCATAACCACAATCCTAACGGGAGGCGTGTTGGCAGCAATCTGGGCATACGTTACGAAGCGGTAATGCGGTTGCCAAACCCCGTCGGTTAGGGTAATATCACGCAGGAAAGGAAATTCGCCCATGACCACAAACACTGAGAAGAAGTTTGTCCCTCTCGATCTCAAGGAGGTTTCCGACGAGGGCGTCTTTGAGGGGTATGCTTCGAAGTTCGGTGACCGCGATCAAGGCGGTGACACGGTCATGCGAGGCGCCTTCAAAAACTCGCTTCGGCAGCGGAGGGCCAAAGGGGTCAAGATGCTGTGGCAGCACGATCCGTCCTATCCCATCGGGGTCTGGGACGAGATCAGCGAAGACGCGACCGGCCTCTACGTCAAGGGCCGCTTGCTCACCTCGGTCCAGAAGGCCAAGGAAACCTACGAACTCATGAAGGCCGGCATCATCGACGGTCTTTCCATCGGTTACCGCACGATCAAGGCTCTCCGTGACGACGCCACCGGCGAACGTCAGCTGAAGGAAGTCGATCTGTGGGAAATCTCGCTCGTCACCTTCCCCATGCTGACATCGGCCACGGTCACGTCGGTCAAGGGAGACTGGAACAAGCGAGATGTCGAGCGTGTACTGCGAGACGCAGGCATGCCGAATGCGATGGCTGTGAAGCTCATCGCCGGCGGCTGGGATGCCGCCAACACTTCCGGCGGACAGGGTGATCCTGACGACGGGCTGAACGATCTGGCCATTCAGTTGCGCCGGATGAACGAAACCCTGCAAAGGAGACTGACATGAAACGACTCATGCAGCACGACACCGGTCCGCTCGAAATCAAGGACGCAACCGGTGGTGACGGCGGTGAAGGCCAGCAGAAGAAGGCCGATACCGTCGAAATCAAGAAGGCGCTCGACGGGTTTTCCCAGACCCTGGATGCCTTCATGAAGAAGACGGACCAGGAACTGGCCGAGATGAAGAAGTCGACCGACAAGAAGTCGGCTGACGTGGTCACGCAGGACGAGGTGAAGAAGCTTACCACGGCCCTTGAAGAGCAGAAGAAGCTCGTCGAGAACCTGCGCCTGGAGAACAACCGTCCGATCATGACGGCGCCCGACGGCACCAAGACCCAGCTCACCGACGAGCAGATGGAGCACAAGAAGGCGTTCGAGAACTGGTTCCGCAAGGGCGCCGGCGAAGAAGGCCTGGGCGAGCTCCAGAAGAAGGCGCTCTCGGTCGGCACCGATCCCGACGGCGGCTACACCGTCCCGGTGCAGATGGAAACGGCCATCGACCGCGTCATCACCGAGATTTCGGAGATGCGCCAGATCGCCCGCGTGGTCCAGGTGTCCACGGCTTCCTACAAGAAGCGCGTGTCCCAGGGAGGTGCGTCCAGTGGCTGGGTCGGTGAACAGAGCTCGCGTCCCAACACCGATACGCCGACGCTCGAGGTGCTCGAGTACCCGATTATGGAGCTGTATGCCAACCCCTCGGCAACGCAGTCCATCCTCGACGACTCGGCCATCAACATCGACCAGTGGCTGGCCGAGGAGGTGTCCATCGAGTTCGCCGTCCAGGAAGGTGCCGCCTTCGTCAACGGGAACGGCGCCGCGAAGCCTCGCGGTTTCCTGACCTACGACACGGTCCTCAACGACAACTGGGAATGGGGCAAGATCGGGAAAGTCATCACCGGCGTCGATGGTGACTGGGCCGACAGCTCGTCCGATCCGGGCGCCGAGACCACGAACATCGTGGACCTCGTCTACGCCCTGAAACCGGTCTTCCGCCGCAACGCTCGCTTCACGATGAACCGCAAGACGGTCTCCTCGATCATGAAGCTGCGTGACGCCGAAGGCCGGCAGCTGTGGTCCTCGGGCCTTCGCGACGGTCAGCCCGACCGCCTGATGGGGTACCCGATCTACGAGATGGAAGACATGCCGGACATCGGGTCCGACACGTACCCCATCGCGTTCGGCGACTTCCAGCGCGGCTACATCATCGTGGACCGCATCGGCGTTCGCGTTCTGCGCGATCCGTTCTCGGCGAAGCCGTATGTCCAGTTCTACACGACCAAGCGTGTGGGCGGCGGCATCGGCCATTACGAGGCGATCAAGCTGCTGCAGTTCGCAGACTGATCCACCACCGGGTGAGGCAAATGAGCGCCTCATCCATCCACTAACCGTTTACTGAAGGAGATACCCAATGAAACGGGACCTGATGAACAACATCCACCCGGTGGTTGCAATCGCACCCTTCGTGGCTACGGATGGTACTGCGGCAGTCTCGGCTGCCATCGACGTTCGCCACTACAAGTCGGTGACCTTCATCATCGCACTTGGCACCCTCGCCGATGCCGATGCAACCTGGGCCGTCACGGTCAAGGAAGGCTCGAACTCGACGCAGGGTGAGCACACCGCTGTCGCCGACAAGGACCTGATCGGTACCGAGGCCCTCGCTGGCTTCACGTTCGGCGACGATGGCGAATGCCGGAAGATCGGCTACAAGGGCAGCGCGGACTACGTGTCCATCGAGATCGACGACGTTACGGCCAACTCGGGCAACGCGCCCATGTGCGTCATCGCCATCCTCGAGCCCTATGAGGCGCCGGCTTCGAACCCGCCGGCGTAATCCTCGTTCGCCGATGGGACGGCGGTCAGCTCTATCCTCCCCCCGGGGCTGGCCGCCACCTATCTCTAACCTGAAGGAAGTTGTCAGATGAACATCTCGAACCAACGCACCACTGACCCCGCAACGGAAGTCGCCACCGTTGCTGAGATGGACACCTTCCTGCGTGGCGACAACGTGCTCGAGTCCGTTGACGGGGAACTGCTCACGACGCTGATCCAAGCGGCTCGCGAGTATGCGGAGGAGTTCACTCGTCGCGCATTCATCACGCAGACCTGGACCATGTATATGGATCGCTGGCCTCAGACGAAGGACCCGCTGGGATGGTGGGACGGCGTCCGTGAAGGCTCGATCACGATGGGACAGGCCAACTCCATCGAGCTGCCGATTGGTCCGCTGCAGTCCGTCACGTCGGTTTCCACCTTCGATGACGACAACACCGAGACCACATTCGATGCAGCCAACTATTTCTTGAACACGATCAGGACGCCCGGGGAAATCATCCTCAACACGGGCGCAACGTGGCCAGTGTTCACCCGAACCCGGAACGGCGTCAAAGTCGTCTACGTCTGTGGATACGGCGACAACCCGACTGACGTTCCTGCACCCCTCCGGACTGCCGTCAAGATGCTCGCGGCTCACTGGTATGAGAACCGTGAGTTCACGAAGACGCAGTCCGACATGAACCAGGCTGTGGCACCTGTTCACCTGCAGTCGATCCTCAACCGATACAAGGTGAAGAAGCTATGAAGAAACGTCGCCTCTTCGACATCGGCCGTATGCGCCACCGTGTTTCGATCTACGCTGTCACCCGAACGGATGACGGCTCCGGTGGCTTTGATCGAGAGGACCCGAGCGGCGCAACGAAGCTGAACGACTACTGGGCGCATATTCAGCCAGTAACTGCTCGCGAGCGTCAGTGGGGGGAGCAATTCACCGAAGTGACGACACATGCTTGCTGGCTCCGCTACAACGCGCTCGTGAAGCCCGGGATGATCCTGCGCTATCGCAATGTCGACTACTACATCGAGCAGACGTATGATCCCGACAACCTGCAGGAGTTCCTGCTCCTCGCCCTTCGAGAAGGAGGGCCCGCCTAATGCCGCGACTGACTGTCCGTGTCCGAAACCTCTCCTCGCTTCAGGCCAAGGTCAAGCGACTGGATTGGGGCATTCAGGCCGCAGTCATCGCCGCGTTGCGTAGCCTTGCCAATCCCATTGAGCAAGACATCAAGCAGGAGCTGCGTAAAACCAAGTCCGGACCCGTCGTCACTCGTTACCGTCCACAGAGGCAAGTGAAGGTGTCCCGTCCTTACGAGGCACCGGCAGAAGACCTTGGCATGCTGGTCAATTCCATCGAGGTGGACGTTGATCCGTCGCAGTTCAACATGACGATTGCCGCACTCGCACCGTATGCTCGGGAGCTTGAGTATGGTACTCGCAACATGCTACCGCGTCCGTTCCTTCGTCCTGCGCTGACACGCTGGCGCCAACGGATCATCGACGCGATCCATAACGCAATCAAGGGGGCGCTGTAATGGCACAAGACTCCGCCGAACAACTGATGAAGGCGCACATTGCCGCACTGCGCGGTGACGCCACGCTCCAAGGCTTCGTGGGACAGAAGGTGTATGATTATATCCCACGCCGCACCGACTACCCGTATATCGTCTACCATATCACGGACTCCGATGAATGGGACACGACGACTGACAACGGGGATGAACACGCCGTCTATGTCCATGTCTGGGATGACAAAGAAGGATCGAAGAGGGCTCGCCAGATCATGCAACGGGTTTACGAGCTCCTGCATGATGTCACGTCCTACTCGCTGACCGACCACAACCTGGTGAACTGCCGGCGCGTGTCTCGGACCATGACGCGGGAAGGACAACTTTACCATGGCATCGGGCTGTTCCGTGCCGTAACAGAGGAGGCCTGAATATGGCTGCACAAAAGGGTAGCGACATCCTTATCAAGGTGGACTCGAACGGTGCCGGATCGTTCGTGACCATCGGCGGGATGCGCTCGAAGTCGATCTCGCTCAATGCCGAGACGGTCGACGCTTCCGACTCCGACTCCGTCAACAAGTGGCGGGAACTGCTGGCAGGCGCCGGCATGAAGTCGGCCACACTCACTGGCTCGGGTGTCTTCAAGGACACTGCCGGGGAAGAAGACGTTCGCGGCTACTTCTTCGCGCAGTCCATCGAGGACTACCAGTTCATCATCCCCGACTTCGGCACCATCGAAGGCGCGTTCCAGGTGACCGCCATCGACTATGCCGGCGAATACAACGGGGAAGCCACGTACTCGATGACGTTCGAGTCCGCGGGTGAACTGACCTGGACCGCAGCGTAAGGAGGACTGACGAATGGCTGCGCTTACGCTTCAGACGATTGCTGCTGCGGGTGTCGAGCCCGCGTATGCAGCAGTCAACTCGGAAGATACCGTCAAGGTCAACACGGCCCAGCGGAACTTCCTTCACGTCAAGAACGGCAGCGGTGGCTCGATCAATGTCACCATCACCGCCGTCAAGACGTCGGCCCGAGTGCAAGGAGTCGGCGTGGTCACTGTGGACGATCTTGTCGTCGCTGTGCCCGCCGGCGAGGAGCGCATGATCGGGCCCTTCACCGAGGCCTACATGGATACCGATGGCGATGTTACCATCGGCTACTCCGGCACGACCTCGGTTACCGCTGGCGTCTTCTCGCTGCCCGCGGCGTACTGAAACTGAAACCGGTCACTTAAGGAGGATAGACCCAATGACCAAAGCAAACAAGCAACGAGGTGAAGTGACGATCCAAGGTCCCGAGGGCAAGGAGTACAAGCTGTGCCTCACCCTCGGGGCCATCGCTCAGATTGAAGATGGCCTGGGCGTGGAAAGTCTGACCAAGATCGACGAGGTGATGAGCAAGGCCCGGATGAAGGACGTGCTCACCATCTTCGTCGCACTGCTCAACGGCGGTGGCAACAAGGAGATCACTTCCAAGGACATGATCGACTGGGACGTCTCGATCCAGGAGCTCATGGAGGTGATCCGGCAGTGCTTCAACGCTGCGGGCTTCGAAGCCGACAAGGATGAGGATGCCGGCACGGAGGACGGAGACGAGGGAAACGGGTAAGCAGTCGCCCGACGCCATGGGAATACTGGATGAAGGTCGCCTTTGGGCACATCCACTATACTCCCGATGTCTTTTGGGGGATGAGCCTGCGGGAATGGCAGGCCGCCCTCAAAGGATACATACAGAAGGAGTATGGCGAACCGGAAACCCCCATGACTTCGTCGCAACTGCGCAAGATGATGAAGGAGTATCCGGATGATCGGCCGGCTGATTGAACGACTCTTTGTCTCGGTACGGGCGGACATGACCGACCTGTCCCAGGACCTTAGCCAGGGTATGGCCCAGACCCGTGCGGCTACGAACAGCATGGCCATGTCGTGGAACCAGGTCAGCACGAAGGTGGACGAGCTGACCCGGAGCCTTGACCGCGGCAAGATCACTCAGGGCCAATATACCTCCGAGATGAACAGGCTCGCGTCGACCATGAAAGTCGTCGCGGGCTCGTATCGTGAGGCACAACGCGAGGTGTGGGGCTATGCCTCGGCAGCCCAGGCCGCGCAACGTGCAGCAGTGCCCGCGTTCGATACTCGACCGGTTCAGGCGTTCACGCGCTCAGCCGGTCAGGCTCGGATGCAGATGATGAACCTCGGCTATCAGCTGAACGACATCGGTATGACGCTTGCCACTGGCATGAACCCGATGACGGTCATGATCCAGCAGGGTTCGCAGATCGCTCAAATCTACGGCGGTCAAGGTGGCGTTAGTCAAGCGTTCAAGGACCTCAGCCAACTCTTGCTCGGCCTTGCCCGACGCCTTTGGCCCATTGCCGCTATTGCGGGGGCCTTCGGTATCCTGACGCGAGAAATCAACAAGACCACCGACGTGACTGTGACGTTCATGGATACTACGAAGGCGGTCTTCCAAGTCGTCGGTCGATACATCTGGGCGCTGATCGAGGGGCCGGTCAACTACCTGAAGGACGCATTCGAGACCGTGCTCGACTTCATCGCCGAATGGTTCCCGAAGGTCATGAATGGAGTGATCGGTGCTACGGTCGCAGCCGTTAGGATCATCGGGGCGACATGGGACTTGCTACCCGACCTGTGGCATGACACGTGGACAGCGGTCAAGAACACGGCACTCGAGGCGACTGAGGCCATCATCAACTTCATCACTCAGGAGATGGTGCCGGGCATCGCTCGCGGCCTTGACAAGATGCTCCAATCCTTCATCTTCGCCTATGAGGCTATCAAGATCGTGTGGCAACAGCTTCCTGCGCTCATGCGGGATGCCATCGGAGGCGCGGTCAACTGGGTTGTTGATGGTGTGGAGAACATGGTCAATGGTGCCATCGACGGCATCAACAAGTTGATTGCAGGACTGCAGTCGATCATCGACTTCGTCGGTGCTGACCGTGCGATGGAGTTCTTCGGGTTCAGCGGCGATCTACCGACGATCAGCGAGCAGGACCTGAGCCAGTGGCGCATGGAAACCGGCAATGCGCTCAGTGATATAACAGCGCAGCTGGGTGAGGCCGCTGCTCGCACGTTCAGCACAGCGATGCTCGAAGGCATCGTGCAGATTGACCCGACTGACCTGTCCGGTAGTAGGGGAGCCTATCGTAATGCGTTCGGGGAGCTTGGCAGGAGGATTAATGAAATCCTTGCCGAGTCCATGGACTCAGACTACATGGGTAAGTTCTTCGAAGATGTCCGGGCACAGGCCATCGAGAACGCTCTTGCCCGTATCGCTGGCGGAATGGAAGATGTCAGTGGTGCAGCCGAACGTGCTGCCGAAGAAGTCAAGACGCTCATGGAGCAAATGCAGGAGGGGCTTGAAACTTCAGCTGACAACCTGGCACAAGTATTCGGCAATGCGTTCGAGCGACTGGCGGAGACGGGACGTTTCACGTTCTCCGACCTCATCAAGGACCTGAACCAGCTCATCATCAAGTCCACGTCTGAGCTGCTCCAGCAGGAGCTGTCGAATGTATTTCAGCAACTTGCTAAGTCATGGGGAGGGTTGGGCAGCCCCCTTGCCAATTTCTTTACCTTCCTGTTCGGAGGGGGGGTAAAGGGCCGTGCTGTCGGCGGTGTGGAAATGCCATGGAGGAGCTTCGTGGCAGGTGAGAGGGGCACTGAGCTTATCAGTCAGGATGGCCCCTCAGGCGCTCGGCGTATCATGACTGCCGGTAGGACGCAGGCATTGCTTAATAGCTCGACCAATCAACCAGCAGAACGTCCCCAACTACGTCTTAACGTAAACATAATCAACAATACCAAGGAGGGAGTATCCATCCAGGAAGGACGGGGCCCTAACGGTGAGGAAATGGTTGACATTATTGTGGGCCGTGTCAAGGAAGACATTGCGCGTGGCGGGATGGATGAGTCACTCATGTCGCGCTACAACCTTAGCAAATCTGTGAACAGGAGATAGCTATGACTGACTGGCCCGCCTCCCTTCCCCGATACCCGAAGGACAAGTCGTGGACTGAGACACGTTCTCAGTCGCTTCGATCCTTCACTCCCGACCAAGGTAAGCCTATTTATAGTGCCGCTAACAGTCTGAGCTACACAACATTCACTGGCACCTACATTATGAACGAAATACAGATGGGAATCTTCTGGGAGTTTTGGGACAACACGCTGACGCAAGGGTTGGGCACTTTTAATATGTATCACCCCCGTCTTCACACTGCGGTCTCTGTGGAATTCCTTACACCAGACCAACCCCCAACGGCCCAAGCGTCGGGTAAGAACGTCTATAACATTCAACTTTCATTTAGGGTGCTACCGGCATGAGCGTTGATAGAACAGTAATTCTTAGTCAGACTATCACTAAGGTCTATGCGGTGCTGATCGAAATAAATCACCCGCTATTGCCTGTTCCTATTAGGGTCATTAATGATGACCAGGACCTAGTATCGTTGGGGTATACCTGGTCCAGAGGTTACTGCTCGCTCGTGTTGCCAAGCACTGAGCAGGGTGACAGACGAGCGTCTATCACAATTCAAAACGTGGACAATCGCATCGGTCTTGCAGCCCAGCAGCTAATTGGACCCGCAACTGTTAAGTTCAGGATTGTCCGTCGTGACAACCCAGATATTGTTGAAGTTGAATACCCAACACTACGGATCAGCAATATCAGAGGCGACGCTTCGGCACTTGCCGGAACCATCGTAAGCAACCACGACAAGTCTGAGCCTTTTCCTAACGTAACTACAAACAAGTCAACAACGCCAGGGCTATTTCTATGAGCCGTCTTGACCGATACCTTACAATCCCTTTTAAGCCAAAAGGCCGCAGCTTTGATGGAGCTGATTGCTGGGGGCTTGTATTCTTGTTCTATAAGCATGAGCTCAATGTCACCCTAGAGTCATACAGGGACATTGACCCAAGGTCACAAAAAGAAATTAGCGAGTTGATCGACTACCACAGGAAGCTCTGGCAGCCCGTGACTGTCGCCCAAGAGGGTGACGTAATCGTGATGCGAACTCGTGTGTCGTCTACCACACGTGTCATCTGTGGGCACGTGGGAGTACTTGTCAGGATAGGCGGGTCATCTTTTGGTGTCTTGCATACTGAGAGAAACACTAACACGCGGATTGATCCTGTCACGAGTCCATTGATTGCATCCAGAGTTTGGGACATAAGGAGGTATAGCCATGATTAGTGAAAAGGAAGTCTTCTTCCTAGCCACTCCCATCGAACAACCCTTGGCCTTCTACTCTAGACCCGGTCAGACGCTTGGTGCCATACTAGCGGGACTTGACCACATAGACAAGGATCGTTTTCAAGAAGAGGGCATGATCGAAGTCAATGGTGAGGAGGTTCCCAGGGAGTGGTGGGATGAGTGGATACCTTTGCCTAAAGACATGGTTCGTTTTCACCTAGTCCATGCGGGTGGTGATGACGGAGGCAAGAACATCTTTGCTACACTTGCTAGTGTACTTGTGTCCTTCGCAATGTTTTCCGTATCGGGGGGCGCTCTTGCCTCGGTCTTCGGTCCCAATTTTGCCAAGGGGACCATTGGGGCATCTCTTGCGTCAGTTGCTGTCGGTGTTGCTGGCCAACTCGCTATTGGTGCGTTGTTCCCCCCCTCGATACCTACTCCTTCACCTGGGGGCAATGCAAGTGACCCCGCCTCACAAGCATCAGTCAATGGTAATATTCTGGGTAAAGGGGAAACAATTCCTCGCGTTGTCGGAACCTTTACCTTTAAGCCCCCGCTTATTGTGCAGCCTCGGGCATATATGCAAGGGGATGATACCTATGTGGAAGCAGTATACGCTTGCGCTGGGCCCACGTCATTCTCGGACATCACTGTTCGTGGTATTCCCATTAATGACTTAGAAGGCGTTGAGTTCTGGGAGGATCAGGGCTTACCCGAAGTGCCACGTGTCAATCAATTTGACCGATACGCTAAAACTGATCGTGTAGGCACTCAACTGGGCAAGCATCAAGTTGCCACCGGTGAGACGATTGTCAGTAACCGTCAACTGAGTGATCAGATAACTCCTAACAACTCGCTACCTTCTTGGCACAGGATCAGTTCACGACTTAACGCTAACTATCTCGATCTTCAGCTTACACTGGCTAACCTCTATGATCCTACAGAGACTGGGGCACTGTCTGAACAGATTGTCTGGTTCCGTATTAGAGCCCGTAAGCGGGGCGATCTTACCTGGAAGAAGATTGTGACAATACCTTACAAGAGCAAAACAAACAATACGGTGAGACGGGAGATCAGGTTCTTCTTCTCAGCTGATGCACTCAGGGACGTGAGCGATCCACAGAGGTTTAATGGCTTTCTTGCCCCCGATAGTCCAGGAGCCGTGACTGAAGATCATGTCAACATTGTCCCAGCGGATGGCGAGCAATTCCCCCCCGATATTGCCATCAATTACTACCTTAGAAGGGAGGGTGTTGACATCTATCTTAATGACTCTTACTTCTGGGAAACTGATACCAATGAGTATGAGTTCGAGATTAAGCGTTCTGAGATGGTCCCAGATAGTCTAATGGACATCGCTAACCTCATGCTTCACACTAATGGAAATACTTACGACTTCTTTGATGCTCGAAAGGTTGATGACAAGTGGTCTACCCTAACGGAAGTTGGCCAATTTGCAGATACCATTCAACTTGAGCTTTCAGCATCTGTGGTAAAGCGACCCCCGATCCCCTCGGATGCTAAGATTGCTACTCTACAAATCAGAGTCAAGAACTTTGACCTAAGCGATCTTTCGGTTAAAGCCTCTGGGCTTGTTCCGGAGTCACCGGGGTTTACCACTTATGGTGCCTCATCAAATCCTGCTGACGTCTTTCGCTATTTGATGACGGGGCCCCTGTCGGTTGATGCTGTGGACCCCGCTGAGCTTGATAGTGGTATGATAGCCGACTGGAGGGACGAGTGTATAGATAAAGGCTATGAAGCTAATGGTCTTCTTAAGGACAGTATCGGTGACGCCATTGATCTGGTATGCGCTGCAGGCCATGCCCGGTATAATGAAGGCTTTAAGTATGGCATTATCTACGATAGAGATACCACGTCGGAGCCTGCTCTTCAGCACTTCACCCCAATCAACACCAGAGGCTTGTCCTGGTCTAAGGCATATACCAAGAAACCCAACACCTTCAGGGTTGAATTTTACAATAAAGATAGAAACCATGAGCTTGATGAAATCGAGGTGGTCAACCCCCAGGCGCCGGGTAACGACCCTGAAGACTCTGAGGTAGTCCGCTACCCCCTGATTGACAGCGAGGATCAAATCAGAGCTCGAGCGTATCTTGACTTCGAGCAACTCAATAACTCACTTCGGTATTCCTTTAACATCGGTCTCGAGAGTTTGGCCGTATCTCGGGGGCAGATCGCTTTGCTCTCGTCACAATTTATCCACCGATCTACGGGCTGGGCGAGGGTCTTAGAGATTGTCGATGCTACTACCCTTAGACTTGATAGACCCGATCTCAACATTGGTGTCTACAGTAACTTCCACGATGTAACTAATGTTTTTGATGTAGTGGACGTCATGAGTGAAGGCGTGGCGTCTGGACTATCTGTTCGATTGTCCGCATCAAGCGGCACACAGATCTCTGAGGTGATAGCCTATAACGACACGACCAAGGAGATAACCATTGACAATACGGCGGATATTCGTGTAGGTGACTTGTGCACTGTGGGGCCGCTTGGTCAAAGTACTAAGCGGGTCATTGTAACCTCTATTGTTCCCAAGGACGCCTACGAAGCTGAAGTCACCTGTATGGAGGAAGTCTAACATGACTGTCGATAGATTAATACCCACGCCTACAACACATCCTGGTGGCATCAACGGTAGCGACTATGCTGACCAGGTTTCTGAAGAAGTTCTGGCACTGTGGAACTATGCTATCACACCTGTCACCATTGACTCTGGTACCAATACCTTGATCGCTACGGCGGCTGTGCCTTTCCTGGCCCTGACGACAGGTAATGCAATCACCTTTTCACCACTGGCTGCCAACACAGGGGCTGTGACCATCAACGTCGATACCCTAGGCGCCAAGGCCATAGTCAGTGCAGCTGGTAACGCTCTGACAGCCGGAATGCTTGCCCCTGGCACCCTCTACTTCGCCAGGTATGATGGTACAGCTTGGCGGCTGACTCCCGACGTTCCCGATCTTGGTGCTCTTATCGATGGCTATCCGGCAAAGGCCACCCCTGTAGTAACTGATCTAGTTGCCATATCAGACTCAGAAGACAGCAATAACTCTAAGTCTGTCACGTTATCGCAGATCGCATCACTTGCCGCATCCACTACGAGCTGGACCGAAAGCGTGGTTGTCGCCACCACATCCGGCACCACGGTTGACTTCACCTCGCTTCCGGCGGGGCTGACCGAGATCGAGCTGTGGCTGGACTCGGTCAGCTGTGGGGGTGGCGGCACCCTGGGCCTCAAGGTTCAGCTTGGAACTGGCGGCACACCCACGACATCGGGCTATGGGTCCAACTCCGGCCTGGCAGGAGGAGGTACCGGCAGCGGAATGTCCGCAAACGATGGGCTCGTGGTTTATGTGTCAGCTCTCTCCTCTTTTATGACAGGCCCCATGAGGCTCTACAGGATCACCGGAGACCGCTGGCTGGCAAGCCACGCTCTGCGTGACAGCGCCGCCGGCGGTGTTGTCGGCGGCGGCAATATCACCCTCGCCGGCACGCTCGACATGCTGCGTCTCCTGACGACCGCCAGCTTCCTCGACAACGGCCAGATCAGATTGAGGTATCGCTAATGCGTATCATCGTTGACATGAAGACCCGCACGGTCTACGAGGACGCCGATTTCGTGCTCCCCGAGCCCGACCCCGCCGAGGCGCTCGCCGCCGAGCGGGCCAACATGCGCGTCACTCCGCTGCAAGGCAAGCTCGCACTCGGCGAGGCCCGGTGGGCGAAGATCGAGGCGCTGCTGGCAGACCCCGAAACACCGTGGGCGATGCGCATGGCGATCACCTCCGCCACCGAATGGCGCCGCGACAGCCCGACGGTGGACGAACTTGGCTGGCTCCTGCAACTGACCGACGAGGATAAGGACCGCCTGTTCAGGCTCGCGGCGAAGATCGAGGTGTGAGGGATGATGCACGGGAAGCCGCTCGAATACTGGCTCGCGCTGTCCGACGGAGCGCCAGCCGCCCATGACTGTGACGGCAGCAGGAGGATCGGCAATGGACCGTAAAAAATTCTTCGCGGCTCTGCGCCGCAGGGAAAGCGGCCTGTTCGGCACGTCGCTGAGCCCAGGCCAGATGCGTGGCATCGGGGCGGTGCTGGACGAGGCTGACGCCCGGAACACGCCGCTGCGGCACCTCGCCTACATCCTCGCCACGGACTATCACGAGAGCGGCAGGCGGATGCTGCCGTCGCGCGAGAACATGAACTACTCAGTCGACGGGCTACTCAAGACCTTCGGGCGGCACCGGATCAGCGAGGCGGATGCCCGCCGGCTCGGACGGAGCGGCAATCGGCCCGCAAATCAGCAGGCCATCGCCAATATCGTGTATGGCGGGGAATGGGGCCGGAAGAACCTCGGCAATACCGAGCCCGGCGACGGCTGGCGCTATCGAGGCGGCGCCCTGCCGCAGATCACGGGGCGGCGGAACTACACCCGCTTCGGCTTCGACCCGGATCGCGCAGCCGACCTGGTGCCATCGGTCCGCGCGATGTTCGATGGCATGGAGCAGGGGCTGTTCACAGGCAAGGCGCTGGATGATTTCGACAATTACACCGAGATGCGCCAGATCGTCAACGTCATGGACAGGGCCGATCTGATTGCCGGCTATGCCGAGGCGTTCGAGCGGGCGCTGGAGGAAGCAGGCTGGGAGGCCACGAGACCTCAGGAGCGGGCGCAGGAGGCGCCTTCCGCCGTTCGGCCAGTCCCGACCGCCCCAATCCCGACATTGCCGCCCACGGCCCGGAAAACGGCCACAGGGGGCATCACGGGAGCAATTGCCGCCGCGATCACCAGCGCCGGCATCGTTCTGGCCGCGAAATGGGCCGACCTGACCGAGTGGGCCGCCGGATTGTGGCCGTTCTAACCAAAGAGGAGTCAAACATGAAAACCGAAATCAACGATCCGGTCGTGTCAAAGATCAACTGGACGGCGCTTGTCATCCAGATCATAGCCCTGCTCTCGATCTTAGACGTGATTCCAGCCGAGGCCCAGCAGCCGGTCGCTGAGATCACCATGCTGCTCGGTCCGACGCTGATCCAGATATTCCGCACACGGTTTACCAAACCCCGCGGGGAGAAGGCGCCATGATGTCGTGGTTTCTAGGATCGCGTATCGGTCGCTGGCTAATCGCTGCTGGCGCTATCGTGCTGGCCATTGTCGGCATCCGCGTTGACGCTCGGCGTGATGCGAAGCGCGACATGCAGGCACGGCAGGCACAGGACCGGATCAGGCGCACCGATGCCGGGCGCGCGGCGGCGATGAAGGCGGGACGCGATCTGCGCACCGGCAAGACCCCGCAGCAGATCGTAGATGAGAACTCGGAGGAACGCCAATGAAAATGCTTCTGGCCGCCTTTACGCTCTCCGCCTTTACGCTCTCCGCCTGCACCGCCGTTGTCTCTCCCGACGCCGGCTGCGCGAGCTACGAGGAAGCGCGGACCGTCATGCCACAGCTCGACCTCGGCCCTGTCTCGCAATGGGTCGCCGCGCTCGACAGCCGGATGACCGCGACGTGCATCAAGTGAACCCCAAGTGAACTCGGAAAGGAACGCGACTCATGAATTAGGCAGAATCAGCGCGCCAGCAAGGGCTTACGCAATGGGCCCAGGAAACCGTTGCGACAATCAAAGGAGAAGACCAGTGAAGACCAATGACCAAATCGAACAAGCCTTCATCGAAGCCGTCGGCACCCCGGAAAAGGCAACAGCGGAAACGGTCACCTCGGCGTGTGAAGCCGTTCTTGCGAAAGCCACCGAGCAGTTCGGTCCGGGCGTCTACGTGAGCGGCAAGCTCAACGCTGACATGCAAGGCATCTCGTTCCGCTACAAGCGTCCGTCGATCCGTCAGCGCCTCGAGTTCTTCGTGCCCGTCGCAGTCGACAAGCCGCCGCGCAAGGCGGACGTCGATGACACGAAAAAGTCGAGCCAGAAGGCGTCGAAGAAGTCGAAGCAGGAGGACAACGCACAACGCGACGACACCGGCAACGCTGGCTCGCCTCAGGACGAAGGCGACAGCGATCGACTGATGATCCTCGAGGCTGCTGCGCTCAACCTGAGCGACGAGGACTTCATGGGCGATGGTCGCCCGCACGTTGACAAGATCAACGATCACCTCGAGGAAGGCGTCGAACCCTTCACCGCTGCCGAGCGTGACGAGCTGTGGGCACAGCGCGCCGGCGAATAACGAGTTGCCGCTCGAGCAGCTACTAAGAAGCCCCGGCATCTTGATTGATGACCGGGGCCCTTTAGTGCCGTGAGTGGCGTGGGATCATTCGGCGTCGGCGTCGGCCTTCGCCTTGCGGGAACGCGGCTTGCGAGCGGTCGTCGCCTTGGCCGTGGTCTTCGCCTTGCCCTTCGCCGGCTTCTCGTCGGCGTCGTCCTTCGGCTGGGCGACACGCTTGGCGGAGCGTTCTTTCATCGCCTTGACCACCTCGTCGAAGTCCTTCTTGGTGTTCCAGCCGTACTTGTTGCCGAACTCCTTCTCGACGCCGAGTTCACGGAGCGCGACACGGACGGACGCAGGCTGCAGGCTGGTGGCCTCGACCAGGTCGTTCACGCCGTACTTCGGTTCGTCCTTCGCCGCCGACTTGGTTTCGGCTTCGGTTTCCTTCGTGGCTTTCGCTTTGCGGGCCATTTCTTTACTCCTCGTTTCAGGTGCTTCAGGGTCCGTTCAGTATTGAACTTTTTAACTATTACAAGATCGAACAACTCCTCGTCAATAGTGTTTTTCGAGCATAGCACATAAAACTCTGATGGCTTTGATTTTGAACGACTATCGAGGCGGGACTTCATCTGATCCCAGTCGCGGTACGAGTGCGTCATGCTATACACGATTGCATGGGATGACTTCCACAGGTCAACGCCAGTGCCACCCGTCCGGGTCTGGACAACCGCGACATCATATTGTGCTCTCTGGAAGTCACGCCATATTTGCGGGCGATGCTTCTTCTTAGTCGAACCGTTCACCTGCACAACGTCATAGCCTTCGGCGACCAACGCCTCATAGACCAGATCATTGTCCGGACGGAAGGCCGTGAACACGACAATGGGCTTGGGCAGTTTGTCGACCAGCTCAATCGTCTTGCGCAGCTTCATGTCGCCGAGGTCATGCAGGCGCTCGTCGTCATCATACACGAAGCCAGTAGCGATCTGCCTGCGTTTCGCTATGTTCGTTACCACGAGCTCAGCTAGCACACGCCTACGCTTCGCTGTGCGCGTCCTGCGAGGCAGGAACGTGAACGACTGCTCGAGCATTTCATTGTAGCAGCGCGCCTGGTCGCGTGTCATGTCGACCAGCACCTTGTGAACCTTCGCCGCTTGTATGCCGACGTCTTCCTTGGTCAGTCGAATGCAGTAGGGCTTGAGCAGGTCGATGAACTCCTGCCGGCGCTCCTCGCGGAACGTCGCCTTGTTCTTGAGTATCCGTTGCTGCAGTATCTTCTTCTGCCACAATGCCGATCCCGGCGGCGCATGTTCGAAGTCGACTTTCGGCCAGTCCATGAAGTACTTCTCGAACTTATCCCAGTTCGTGCCAAAGACCTCGGGATCGAGGAACTTGAATATGCCGAAGTAGTCGGTCTCACGAACCTCCTGTGGAGTACCAGTCAGGACGAGCCTGCGTTCGATCCAGCTGAGGCGCGCCATTGCGCGTGATGCACCATTGCCTCGGTTCGCAATACGCTGGGCCTCGTCAACGCAAGCCCAGTTGAACTTCTTGTATTTGACCAGCCGCTTGATGAGCTTTGGCAACATCTCGTAATGGATGAGCAGGACGCGGGGGTTGGGTAGTTTCTTGAACTCCTCCCAGTCGCTCGTGACATTCAACCACGGGAGGAACTGTCGAATGCCGTCGAGCCACGTGCTGTCACGATTGGTAAGCAGCGTGACGAGCAGGCCGCAGAAGTCGTTGCCTTCACCCGTGACGAGATTGATCGGCGCTCCTGCGAGCTTGCGGAGGATAGCTAGTGTGACGTAGGTCTTTCCGGTGCGCTGCTCGCAGAACATCGCGGTGGCGTCGCGTGAGACGGCGAACTCGTAGACGGCTTGCTGCTCGGGCCAAAGCTTCAATGACGACGGCTTCGGCTTCTTCTTTGCTTCGGACGATTGTGGCAACGCCGCCTCCCTTCATGACTATGTCGCGGATTGTTTCGAGTTGGATGGCCGAGGGCTTGGATGACTTCTTCGGCAGCTTGACTTCGAGGGCGAAGAACATACCGTCCACACAACCGATCAGGTCGGGAATGCCAGCAGGCGTGAACGGACCTCCCCACACCTTAAACCACCAACCACCCACGGACTTGCGCAGGTGGTCTTGTATTGATTTCTGTAGTCGTGACTCGGGTTGTTTGGACATGATACCCCACCTGTGGATAAAAAAAGGCGAGCCCGAAGGCCCGCCAAGTTGGGGAGGTTCCGATCAGTCCTCGGCGAGGATACCGGCTTCCTCCGCCGCGTCGACCACCGCGGTACGCTTCTTGCGCAGCGTCTTGTAGTCGTCCAGGTCCACGTCGAGTTCATGTTCCTCGACCAGCTCCTCGAGCTCGTCCTGGTTCATCGCGTTGATGTCGTCGGCGGTCACTTCACCGTCGCCGCCCCCTTCGCCGCCTTCACCGATCCCGGCTTCCTCGGCAGCTTCGGCCAGCTCGTCCTCGTCGAGTTCGGCCAGCTTCTTCTTCAGCGTGTTGACGCGGGACTTCGACGTGACCTTGATGCCGGCCGCTTCGGCCAGCTTCTTGATGTCGTCTTCGTCCAGCTCGTCGAGGTCGATGCCTTCACCTTCCTCGCCGTCGTCATCATCGCCGCCTTCGCCCTCGTCCTCGACCAGGCCGAGTTCCTGCATCGCCTCGAGCAGCTCATCCTCGTCGGCTTCGGCGAGTTCCTCGCGGATGGTCGAAGCGCGCTTGGACTTGATGCCCATGGCCTTGCCGAGCTTCTTGATGTCGGCATCGTCGATGTCGTCCAGGTCGATTTCGGCATCGCCGCCGGCATCGCCATCACCTTCACCGTCGTCCTCGGCCGGCCAGAAGTCCTCGGGCTTGATCCGGGACTGACCGTTGTAGGTGTCCTTGAACGTCGAGCACATGGCCGTCTTGCCGACGAACTCGGCGGCGTATTCGTCCACGTCGAACTCGTCCTCGGGAACGTCGCCCAGGAAAGCCTCGAAGACCTCGCGGGTGCGCCACAGAGCAGCGGGGGAAAGGGATGCGTTGTGGTACATGATCGAGCCTTCGAACTCGCCCGTGCCCTCGAGCTTCATCGAGTAGTAGGGGCCGGAGTCACCGTCCTCGACCGTGCATTCCTTCACCTTGACCAGGTATTCCTGCTCCGCGGCGAACCCCTTGCCGACGCCGGCGAAGGATGCGGTGCGTTTCGTCTTGCTGCGCGTGTTGCGTCGTGCCATCATTTTTCTCCTTTGATGGTTTCGAGGATTTCCTCGTAGGTTGGGTCGATCAGGAAGTCAGGCAGAGCGATCCGCTTAGGCTTCCTGAATTTCGTTATATACGAGGCACTAGGCCCCAGTCGAAGACAATACTCTGTCACCTCCTTTTCGCGAGTACGTCCCTTGATTTTCGTCTTGACCGTGCGCGTCCGGACAAACGTATTGCCGATAACGCTCACGGCGGCGCACAGGTGAGACATGACCGACGGCGACAGGCGCGGGCCCACCTCCGGGTCAATCATGCCATCATCCGATCCTTCCTCGTCGGTGTTGAACACCCGGTCCTGGGCGATGAACACCACTTCCATGGGAAGGTCACGGAAGTTCGTGATCCAAGTCTTCAGGCGCGAGGCCACGTCGCCCCAGTCACCTTTCGTCATCGTGCCCCAGTCACCCACAGCCTTGCCGGCCTTCTCGGCCTTCTTGCTGCCGATCTCTTCGACCACAATCTGCTGGAGCTGGGTGATGGTGTCGATGATGACCGTCTTGTACTTGCCCGGGTTCTGGACCAGCCACCAGTAGGCATGCTCGAGGTCCTCCCACTCGGAGATTTCCATCACGTCGATGCCCTTAATGTCGGACACGCTGTCGGTGCCCTCGTCCTTGCAGTCGAGCAGCAGGATCGGCCCGGGGAACGAACCGGCGAGCGTCGTCTTGCCCGAGCCGGCTCGACCGTAGATCACCCATGAGCGAGGCTTGTTCAACTCACTTGCCTTTTTTACGGGCAGGGGCGGGGTTTTGCTTGCGGAGGACCTGCTCGTGGTCGACCGTGTGGACGGGCGGCTTCTCGTCGTCGTCCGTTTCGTTCTTGCGGGCTTTCGTGCCATCGGTAAATTCCCTTTCCTTGATGTAGTCGACGTCCAGGCCTTGCAGCTTCGCTCGGCAGAGAGGTTCATAATCACACCAGCTGCAGTGTTTGTCAATGTTCATATCGGAACACTTCCCGTGATTGTCGACCATTTCTCTGACAGTCGCCTCGAAGTCAGCAAAGACCAGGTCAGCGACAGCCCGGTTCACGGGGGTGTGGATGCGTTGGAAGTACTCGCCTCGGTTCTTTACAGCCATCGACCGAAGCGCATCGACCTTGCCGAGGTCACCGTCGTGCTCGGCTATCACTCGTTCAACTGTGGACGGCAACGTGTCGATCTTCTTGCTGCTCAGTGTGCCATCCTTGAGCACTCCCGGGATCGCTGGCGGCTTGGACTTGATGTAGTCCCACAGGCAACCATCGAGCGGCTGCCAGCCGAGGATGTCGTTCGCCCGGAAGTAGGTCACGGACTGCAGGTTTCGCCAGCGGTCATCCTCGTTGGGCTTCCGCGTGTAGGTCTTGTGTTCGACCAGCCAACGCAGTTTGTTCGGCGTCTTGGCGATTGCATCCATCTTCCCGTTCCACACAACGCCAGGCATGAGCTCAATCTCGAAGGTATGCTCAGCGCCGCGACCAGCCTTGCGAATAGGACGCAAGCCATCGTCAGCCCAGTGGTCCAGGTAGTCGGTTATGATGTCCTCGGTGTCGACCAGGATGTCGCCATACTCCTCGCGCTCCTGCGCAAACAGCTTCATGGCGGCCACGTCATTGCGCAGCTCCTCGAAGTACTCGAGTGCGTCATCGCCGTTGAAGTGCCGCTCGAGAGCCTCGTGGATCATCGTGCCGAACTGGAGCGGACGAGACTTGCGCTTGCGCCTCAGCTTCTGGACGTAGCGGTAGTCGTATGCCTGATGGCACCGACGGAACGTCTTCACCTTCGACTGACTGACTTTGAATTGAGAGGCCATTGACCCATCCTTTCCAGATATGCTTTGCCGCCCCAGCCGGCTTCGGGTTTTTTCGCACAGGTCGGGCACAGTGGGAAGAGCCCGTCCTTGACCCAGTATCGGGTCGGTTGTCTACAGTCGACACAATCTTCTTTCGGCCAGTGCCTCATGACAGAAGTGTCAGGATATACTTTCATCATAGGCCAGTCAACCCCCATCTCCTGAACTTGCGCAGCTTATCCTCCACGCGGCGTTTACGGCGCTGAAGGCCATTGACCTCGCGGAAATACTTGATCGCCGCTTCGACATCAGCCAGCTCTTCTTCGAGCCGCAACCTTAGGTTTGGCTTTTTGTCGGGATGCTTCCCGTCCGGGAATGCTCCCAGCTTTCCGAGGACCTGACCCAGTTCCCCCGTCTCCTCGACGAGTTTGTGAATGCCTCGCCACCTTGCGTCTTTCACGTTGCGCCTCCTTCCATTTCTCAAGCGACATGCCTTTACCCCAAGGACCGACTTCGCCGTCGGCTTCGATGGGCACACTCATCTCAATGTCGAACTCATCCATCAGATCGGGCCAACGCATGATTTCCAACATCCTGTGGTAGACCTCCTCAACCATGTCATCGCGGACACGGAACAGAACAGCGTCATGCACAGTACCACAGATCTTCACGACATCACGTCCATACTCCTTCCGGAGCTGGATCGCAGCCATAAGGTTCACCTCATTAGCGAACGATTGCACAGGCGAGTTGATCGCTTGGCGCTCTGCAGCTCGACGCTCAGGCGTGTCGTCAGCGCTTCGTGCCTCGGGCAGTCGACGCTTGCGACCTGACAGCGACTTGACGTAACCGTGGCGACGGACATACTTGCGTTGCCGCTTGTGCCAGGGCTCGAGGTCGGGATAGTTGTCAAAGAAGACACCTCTTTCCTTTTCCGCTTCTTCATCTGTAATACTTACACCATAGTTATCTCTGGCGTAAGTTTTGAACTTCTTCCACCACATGCCATAAAGAAACCCGAAATTGGTTGCCTTAGCCTTTTTTCTTAGCTCTTTCCATTCCTTTCGAAGTTCCTGTGCAAGTGATGGACCCGCGCATGACAGGACCGACACAGCGTCACCAAATTGGATATCGAATTGTTCCGGTGATTTTCGTCCTTGTGATGAAGACACAAGTTCTCCGTAGCTCTGCAATGCTCGCAATAGTTCTTTCGGTACTTCCTTGCCCATTGACGGCCACCACCCTTCCAAAAAGGATTTAATTCGTTCCTCTGATTTCCACCACTCCCCAAGCCTGGCTTTAATATCTTCCCAGTCTTTACCGCATGCTGATAAGACCTCTCCCGCGACTTTTCCTTTTTTCGTTGCTTCCCACACCTCAAGCAATACTTTTGTGCCGGTCCGGTTGGCCGGTAGACCGCATTGCAAGACAAACATTTTCGCCGTGTCATATATAAGCTCCTTGCTATCACCTCCGCCGCCACGCTCAAGACTACCCAACACAGTGCGCCAGTGGATGTCTAACTCTCGAATGAAAGTCTCTGTCATGTTGCGCTCGCGAGCGAGCTCGGCGGCAATCCTCAGCTCGGCCTGAGACAGGTCACACTGAATGAGCGTCCAACCTTTTTCGGCCGATATGAGGGAACGGATGCGCGGGTCGCGTGGCACTTGCTGAAGGTTCGGATGCTCGCAAGATAGGCGCCCCGTGACTGTCCCGTGTAGCTTGAACGATGGGTGCAGGTAATACCCGCGGGATTGCTTGTGGAGGAAAGGCTTCCACCCGTCGATGAAGAACGATAGCTGCTGCTTAGCCGCTCTAAAGCGCAAGAGAGCTTCCGTGCAAGGATGGTCAAGGCGTTTGATAACGCTCTCGCTAGTCGACGGATTGCCAGCAGCAGTCTTGTCCAGGGGTTTGATGCCGAGGTCTTCGAATAGCAGCTTGGCAAGTTGAACGGGTGAACCCCAGTTGAAAGGCTGCTTCTTGCCCTTAGCATCGAGGACATACTCGGGCTCCCATTCCTTGAGCTCGGCAAGGGCTGTTTCGTATTGCTCACGTAGTACCTCCTCTGCTTCGCCGAATTGATCCATGTCGATAAAGACGCCATCATACTCAACCTCGACGAATAGGTTGGCGCACGGCATCATGATCTTGTCGAAGACACGCTTGACTTCCCAGTCCTCCTTCAGCATCTTGCCGAACACATACCGCAGCTTGCGCGTGTAATACAAGTCGTGGGCGAGGTATTTGCAGTGCTTCTTCAGCGGGACATTCATGCCCTGCTTTTCGGTCAGGTCGATTTCCCAGTCGGGTGCACCGCAATAAACCTGGGCGAGGTATTTCAGGCCATGACGCATGTTCTCGTCAAGCAGGTAGTGCGCCAGCATCGTGTCGAAGTCGACTTCCCATTTGACGCCCAGATGAACCCATGTCCACAGGAGGTCAAACTTCCCGTTGTGCGCTATCAGCATGAAGTCGTCGCGGCGCTCGTTTATCTCGTCGAGCATCTCCTCGACCTCAGCCTGAGTCCAGGGAGACTGTGGATGATTGACCGGGATGCACCACTGATGCCGCGCTGTGCCGAAGCCGATGCTGACGATCTTAGGCTCCGGGTCCTTGACCCACTCGCCTGTCTTCTCGTTGAAGTGCTGCGTCTGCCAAGGGTAGAGCTGCGTCGTCTCGATGTCGTAGGACACCGCGCCGTGAAGGTCCTCGAGCATCTCGTCTATGTCATCGTCGCACATGACGATCCGGAAGTCGAGCTCCTTCGTCTCAGGGATGCCCCCGAACTTGACCATGTCATCCAGGAATTGGAGGTCGGCGTTGAGCAGCATCTCCTGCTTATCATCGTGGCGGATGATGCCGGGATTGTTCATCGGCAGGAAGATATAGCCGTCCTGCTTGAGCGGCTTGCCTCGAAGCTTGCTAATACCCGCTTTGCCGGTGATGAGCTGGAGAGGCGTGTTGCCGACAATGACCACATACTTGAAACCTTCGATGGCTTCGAGTACGCGGTCACGGGCATGCTTGATTTCGGTCTTGGTTGCAGCCTTGCCGTTTTTCGGGTCGCCGTCGAGGACGGAAATATGCTCGACCTCATACTT